CCGTGATGTAGCCGCCTTCCCAAATGTGGTCGTACTGGTCGGGCCGCTCGGCAAGGTCGCGCTGGCGGTCACGCTCCAGCTTTGCCGGGAATCTCGGGTTGTCCCGCCAGTTAAGCTCGACCACCTTCACCAGCGGGTCAGACGAATGCCGGAAACGCGACTCGACCGTGGCCGTCTTGCGCTTCGGGTTCCACGTCACCCACAGTTCGGCATTCCAGCCGTCGCCTTCCTCGCGTAGCGTCGGGATCAGGGTTGACCAAGCGGAATCCGCCACCGGCTCGGCCTCGTCCGCCCAGCACAACAGGATGCGACCCTTTGACTTGATCGAGTCAATCGACCTATCCAAGCCGGCGAACGAGAACCACACCCTGCCATCGTTCGACTTAACGAACTTCTCGCCCACCAAGTAGTACGCCGACAGCGCCGGCTCGTCCTCAATGGCCCGCTTGACTTCCTCCAGCGAGGAATCGTCCAGCGAGTTCATGTACTGGCGGACGCACAGGATTTGCCCGGACACGCCAGCCTGCCCGTAGCGCATCCCCTGGAATGCGGCCATCTTGGCGAAGCTGCGCGTCTTGGCCGACCCACGGCCACCGTATGCCCCACGAACGTCTGCGCGCCCTTGGAAGACTGGAATCAGCTTCTTCGGAAGCCGAATGTCAACCTGCGTCATTCCAGCGGGGCAAGCCGGAAGCTAGTGACGGTTTGCAGCGGGTTGTCCTTGTCGCCTGCCACCGTCAGCGGCAGCAGCTTCGGATAGACCGAAGCCCAGAACGCCTTTTCGTTCTGCGGGTCTTCCTTCGCCCACTCCACAAGGCGATCCATCCCGCCCAGCGCCTCAGCAGCGCCGGCGATAACCGCCTTGGCCTCAGCTGTGACCTTGTTAGGCGTGCCGGCCTTCCTGCCCGCAGGATTCCCTGATTGCCCCTTCTTGAATGCCACTGTTCACCGCCTGTTCTTTGCAATGGGTCGCCTGAAGCGTTGCCCCGCAATTCATGCACCGCCCGGCACGCTCCTTGTGCCCGAAAGCCCTGCAATAGTTCTCCGAAAACACGTCGTCCTTCACGCTGAACGGGCGCGGCGTCGATCCCTTCCCGCTCACTTGACCCCCAGCAATTCCGCGATGCCCTGCCCCATACCTTGGTAGCCATGGATGACCTGCCCCAAGCTCGCAGGCGTCCGCGCCCGCTGGAAGCCCAGCAGCTTTGCCAGCGCATAGCCGGGAATCGCCACAGCAAGACTCGGGATCGCTTGGGACGGATTACTCTGCACCCACTCGCGGGCGAAGGCTTGATGCTCATACGGCGCGATGGCTGCCTGCCTCGGGTCTGCGTCGGGCAAGCTGTTCCGCAGCCCGATCAGGTCGGCATGGCTCATTGTGTCGTAGCGGCTCACTTCACAATCCCTTCCTGCCGCTCGCTGCGGATGAAGTCCTGAAGCGCCATTATTTGCGCGTCGGCGTCGTCTGCGGCTCGAACAATTCGGCCCGCACTTTCTGCCCGGTCGTCGGCGGCTGCATCAGGCTGGCCGGCGGCTCGGTTGGCTTTGGGCACACCACCGGCCTTACAGCCTTCCCATTGCTGGCGCAGCCGCAGATTGCCAGCACGCAGATCATCGGCAGTACGCTTCGCAGCAGCTTCGGCATCGATCTTGTCCTGTTCGTATTTGGCGGCGATGGCGTTGGCGCGCTTGGCGGCTTCCCGCTCCCGGTCGCGCGCCTTGCTCACCGCCTTAAGCTCTGCCTCACTCGCTTCCGCTCTCGCGCTCTCGGCATCGGCACGTGCATTGGCATCAATGGCGCTAGCCCGAAAGATCAGGCCACCTATCAGCAGCGCGACCGCCAGCACGCCGAACGCGGCAGCGGCGATCTTGTAGGCGCTTGCGCGCAACTCGGAGAGGATCAATGCTCAATTTCCCGACGAACGGTAGTTGACGTGCGGCAATGGTTGCCTATATGATTCACCCATGCCAGCCATCCCGGCGCGGCGAACAGGAGAAACGAAATGAACGATCTGACTCTCGAAAACATCCCCGGCTATGCGTCCAACGTTTGGGGCGGTTTCGTCTGGATCGATGGCGATGGAAACGAGCAGCGCTGGAGCAAGCGGGCGACGCAGGAAGAGTGCGAGGCTGTAGTTCTGGAGACCTGCACCCGCCTCGGCGTAGAGGCGGCCTTCGAATGATTCCTGACGCCGAAAAGCACAACCCCAGCCCGGAGTATCTCCGGGCTTTGCTTGCCCGCGCTGGCGTGTCGCAGCGCGAAGCGGCAAGACGCATCGGTGTGAGCGAGCGCATGATGCGCTATTACCTCGCGCCTGAGTCTGCGGACTACCGGCCAGCTCCCTATGTCGTGCAGTACGCGCTCGAATCGCTCGCCGCAACCACTTCTTAGACTACTCGCCCGCTCGCGCCCTTAATCGTCCAGCCGGTCAGCCAAGCGGATCAGCCGCCAGCCAAGCCACTTCATGGCGTCGGCAATGGCGCACCGGATTGCAGTCGTCATGCGCCCTCCATGCACGTCTCGTATTCCCACTGCCGGCGCTTTGGGATGCCGCCACACTTGCTGCGCGGGTCTCGGCAGTCCTTGCCCTTGATGAACGTCCAGCGCAGGATTTGTTTGCAGGCACCAGCAACATCGCCACGGTTCAGCAACTTGGCTGCCGTGGACGCGCAGAAATTGGCCGTCCCGACGTTGTAGGCAAAGTGCCCAAACGCCTTGATGACGTTGAAATCGAACTCACCGCGAACGCACTTGCCCATGCTGGCAAGCATCTTGCGAACGTATGCCGTTTCCAGCGCCTCGCACTGCGCGTCGGTGAACGTCTGCCCCGGCCCAATCTCAGGGCCAGTGACGCCAGCGCAGGCCGTCCATACGCCGCCTAGAGCGTCCCAATAGCTACGCTTCACCCGAAGCTCGGAAACGCCAAGCGCCGCCACGATGGACAGCACCAGTGCTGCCCCCGCAGTCGCAAACCGTGCCTTCACAGCCGCCAGTCGTCCCGCAGGCCGCGCATCCGCTCGGCGTGGTATTCGGCCTCCCGCCTGTCGCGCTTGCGGTTGAAGTAAATCTGGACGCACAGGCCAACCACAGCCACCAGCGCACCCACCAGCGCGGCGAACTCGTTGGCACTCAGCCCGAACCACACAGCAGATGCGCCGCCTCCGTATGTCGCCGTCTTAGCGGCCAGCAGCGCGGCCCCGTCCGTGTGTTCGTTCATCCATGAATCCCCTGTGCCACGTCACTGGACGCGCGATAGACGGGCCTTCCTTGGCCCTTTGTCCTCGACATTGACCCACTGGCGTGTCTCCCCGTCGAAGTAGAACAGGCAGCCGCCCCGGTACAAGAGCGCCAAGACCCCTTCCGCCTGGGCCTCCGGGTGCAGGGCATCCGGGTCAGGAATCCACGCCGCGTCATCCATCAGGATGACGGGCTCAGGCAAGGTCAGCTCAACGTCGAACTCGCCGCCGTCCTCGTTTTCAGGGTCAGCCATGCGAGCCTCGATGTTCCGACGTGTTGAGAAATACCCCAGACGTCCCGACGGATCGGAACGCAAAATGGCCAACGGGGCAGGACTCGAACCTGCAACCGGCGGTTTTGGAGACCGCTGCTCTGCCAGTTGAGCTACCCGAAGAAATGCCCCGCGCGCTTTCGCGGCCTCACGTTGCGGTCGTCGGTGCGCGTCCGCAGGCGGCGCGATCTATGCAACGGGCGGGGCTGGGCGGAACACACCCTAGATTCCATTCAACCATTAAAGGCCGTATGGCCGTCCCAATTAAGCCCAGCCATCCCACCTCCGCCCCGTCGCCAGCTCCCAGCGGTTCGTGAAGTCCCGCGAAAACCGCTCGTCTAGCGTTTCGTTCATGTCCAGCCGGAAGCCCGCGATCAGGTCGCACGCCTGCCGCTGGACTTCATCACGCACCCGCTGATAGCCCTGCTTCCCGCACCGGAAAGTCTCGCACCGCTTGCCGATGCCGGGAACCTCATCACGAAGATTCGGCCACAGGGCGATAGCAAGCCCGTCGCGCGCAGCCTGGCGGCCCCAGTCCGGGCGATACCCCTCCACCTGCGAACGCCTCCGCTGCCCGCTACCCAGCGAACCGGCAAACTCCACAGCCACCCGGTAGCCCCAATCCTTCACCTCGCGGCAATGGCGCGGGTCTTGCGCAACATGGGCAACGTAGAGCCGCTGGGCGATGGGGTCGGGCGCTACCGTCTTGCAGATGGCAAGCGCCCACGCGACTTCCTCATCCCGTGCGCCCCACCAGTAGGCGGCAGTCCTTTGGTCGGCGTCCGGGCGTTCGGGACGTGCATAAAGGCCGGCAAGCTGGGCGACAAGTTCGGCAGCACCCATCACGCAGCCCTCGCCCCGGCAATCACCGGATTGGACAGCAGGCGCGAATACTCGCCCGCCGTCTTGTGCAGGTGGATCAGGTGCGCACCCTGACGTGACCGCCAGCCGCCAGCCGTTGCGTAGGCATCACGCTCGGCCAGCGTCCCGAAGGTCTCCACGGACACGCCCGGATACTCCCGCAGCGCCTCATGGTGGACATGGCCCGTCCACCAGTAGCGATTCCGGCAGCGCCCCCACGCCTCCGCCTTGTCCGTCGCCATGACCGCCGGCAGCTTTTCCACCTTGCACGTATGGCCGTGGTGGATGCCGATCAGGTTCGCGCCCCATTCGTAGTACGTGAACACCGACGGCGACACGTCCACGCTCACGCGCGGCTCCCGGCTGTAGCGATGCTCCAGCAACAGGGCCAGCCATTGCGCGCCTGTCTCGTCGTGGTTGCCGATGGCGTTAATCACATGGACGCGCTTGTGACGCGACAGCAGGCTTTCCATGGCCTGTACCATGACCTCGACCGCCACCCGGATCATCTTGGCGTAGCGCCCGTCTGCGTCCAGCATGTGCCCGCTGCGAGGCGTGACCGGGGCCATTGAGTCGTAGTGCAGCATGTCGCCAAGGTTCACCAGCAACGCCTGCTCTGCCGGCTCGGCACGCTGGGCCATATCGTCAATCACCACGCGATGCACGGACTCGGCAATCGCCAAGTCCCAATCCGCGCCGCATTCCTCGGCCCATGCCCGCATCCCGACGTGGGGATCGCCCAACACGTAGGCCGCCAGCACGTCCGGCGACCATTTCCCCTTAGCCTTGCGGGCTTTCAGCGGCGGCAAGTCCTTGGCCGCTGCCTCAAACGCCTCACGCATCAAGACCTGGCGGCGCTCGCCGTCCAGCGTGGACTTCACCCACTGCCCGGCGATGCTCCCATCCTCGCGGTACAGCGTGGACGTGCCCTTGACCACGTATCCGTCCGGCACGGTGCGCGTCATGTCGTGGGCGGGCGCGTAGCCACGGAATCGCATCCGCTGGATGCGGCGCTCAACGGTTCGGATGTTCAGTCCAAGCGCCAACGCAGCCTTGCGGTTGCTTCCATGTTCGCGGACTGCGGTAATGATCTGGTCATCGGTCGTCACTGCGCCGCCTCCCCAGCCTTCAAGCTGCCAACCTGCGGGTCATCGGACTCGGCACGCTCAATCAGCACCTTGGCGGCAGGCGATGGTTCCGGTGCTGGTGTCGGCAGGAACGCATCCGGCGACGGGACGCCCTGCAATGCGGCCTCACATGCCTGCGCCTCTGGAAGCGATAGGCAGACCCGCGAGGCTATGAATACGCACGGGCCTTCAAACCGTT